TCTCTGTGCCTACTTCGTCAAAGTTATTATTCTCGCCACTATAACGCCACATAAGGCAAGGCATAGTCTGCTCTAACAATAAATTGACATCAAAAAGTGTTTCTATCTCTGTGTAGGTAAGACCATTATCTATGGCTTTATCTCTTATTCTATTCCTTAACTCCAGCAAGTTCATATCTCGGTAAATTTAACTATTCCTATTTACAATTTTTTTAATTATTTAGCTGATGCGCTCTTATATTCTATAAATGCCATAACCTCGTCTAATCTTGTGTTCAGCACTTGGTCGAATCGGTTCAAATCTTTCTTCCAAAACTTCCACCACGCTACGTTGTACGAAAATACTCCTGACTCTGCAACGTTTGCGAATAGAGGATAGTAGCCCAACTGACTAAGGTACTTGTTAGCTTTTCCATTTCCTCCACTACTGCCAAATGTCGCTGGATGTCTATTTTGTAACTCTTCAACGAACTGAACAAAAAAAAAGCAGCGGAATAAAATAAGTCCATTCTGCCGTATTGCTTTAAAAAATCAATGCGCTGGTTAATCTCTTCTAAGTCTTGGTAGTACTCTCCGTCACGCATATAAACGGCAGCTATCAATAATCCTTTTTCTGCATCGTTATATTCCTCGTGCATAGCAAGTAAACTCATAACATCCATAAAATCACCACAACTGCCCTGCTCAAACTTAGGTACTGTGAACTTCTTGCCTTTAATCTTAAACTCTCGCTTGGGTTTCTCTTCACTTAACCACCCAAACTGAACTAAAAACAAGTTATTAATTTTGTTATAATCTACACTCATTAACTCATCGAAGGTAATACCTACCCCTAAAGCCGCAATAGTGCCGCACATTGACTCTATTATCTTAGCTTGGCTTTCTTCTACTTTACCCTCTTCAAATAGCCTATTGGCTTCCATAGCTAACTCAACGTACTTGTATGCGTTATTCCATTGCTCAAGTGTTACATCGTGTCTGCCGCTCGGTAGCTTAACTATTTTTTTCTCTTTGCCGTTTGCCGTTATTCTGTACTCGTTCATCTTCTATTTTTCCCAGTAGTTTATACAACTTATTCTCATCCCTTACACTTGGAGATGCAGTTAGCTTCTCAATTAGTTCTAATATCTGCGCCTCTAACTCTATCATAGGTATACTTTAGGTTTAGCCTTTCCGTAATTAAACCAAACAAAATAACCCTGAGCATCCGTTGAGTGATTTATGCTCTTGTCAGGCTCATCGTTCTTATATCCTATCGTTTCTAAATGCTCTGTAAAGATAGGGCATTTATGGGTATTAATATAAAGCGTTTGATTTTCAAACACCTTGTTCATCGTGTTAACTCTATCCCTTACAAATGGATTGCTTGTTAGTGCCTTTATCCCAAAATTGTACTTCTTAAGGATGTTAATATCCGTTTCCGCTGCGCTGGTTTTTCTATTCTTACCACTTGCATCAGGATATACTATTACTCGGTTATTCGGAAAGTCTTGCTTTATCTTACTTGCTACTGCATCGGTGTTATAGTAATTGATATACTCAGCCACCGCAGTCGCTACTCCGTTGTCTATTACGTTCACAATGGCGCACATTTGATTAATGTTAAAGTCCATACCAACGTGCAATATATCGCCCTCTTGTGCTTCTCTATTCGAGTGGTTGTTTACCCTATCAAACGAATAGTAAACGTTGCCGCTTGTGATATTTACAAACTCACCATTTAAATAAGCCTCTAATTCGGTAGCTGAATAAATGCCTTTTAATGTCTCAATGTAGGCACTTGGTAAATATGGATTATCTTTTGTTCTTGCCTTAACCAGTACTCTGTTTTCATCCTTATTTTTAACGAAAAAGTCATACATAAACCTAAACCCCTCGGGAGTGCTTACAAAGTCTAACGAGTTATGCTCTCCGTTAGGTAGCTTCTTTCTATTCCTTGCCACCACGTTAACTAATACTTGACGCATCTTGTCTTTAGGCGGAATATCTGCTTCGTCTATTAAGCTATAACCGACCTCGTAGCCAATGATGTACTCTGGACTATCTATTGAGCGCATTATTATTTTACCATATTCGGTGTTAAACTCCTTATCCGACTTATTTAGGTCGTAAGTGATACCCATCATTTGCAGGTACTTCTCAAAGTTAGGGAATGCGATGTCTTTTATCAGGGAATAAGTAGGTAGATAATACGCTACTGATATATTCGGGTACTGCTTTTTCTTTTCAATAGTCTTGATTGTAGCTGCGATACTCTTTCCACTACCGAAACCAGCGACTAATCCAGTATGTACTGCGTTGCTTTTTAAGAATTTAGCTTGATGTGGTAGTATCCGAATCATTTACGATAATATACTTAGTTGGCTCTACCACTTTGGTGGTTTGCTCAACATAAGATTGGTTAAGTTTTTGATGTTCTTCTGGAGTTGCTATTAATCGGTATAAGGCTAATAATTCACTCGCTCTATTAGACTTCCATAGCTTTGCTCTAATGCTTGATTTTGTCTTTATCTTATTCTCTTCCAGCATTTCTTTAATAGTGTCCATTTCGTCCATACCATCTTTAAAATGCTCATAAAAATATGAACGCCCACAAGGAATAAAAGCTACAACATCCTCAATAAAAAAAAGATTGTTTTTAGTTATAGCTTCTTTAGCTTGTTCATATATTTTATTTCTGTCGTATGCCATAGTCAATAATTTTCGGCGTTATTCTATTCCAATAAATTCTATGATGCCACAATGCTCCTCTTTTAGTGTTATGCCTATTTAATGTTAGTTTTGCGTTATTTGGGTCTTGTAATATACTTCCAAATGACTTGCGGTAACTTCTATCAGTAGCGTAAATATGTTTTGTATTGCCATCTATTTTGTCCATTTCCGCAGTCTGCGCCCCACTTCTCAAAATAGTAGCTAAACCGAAATTTGCTACTCCTCTATGCCATTTTTTTATTGAAAAATTAACATCCTCGTTTAATATCATATTCAAATCAGATAAACTCCACTCTTTGTCCATTATCCATATCTGCATTATGTTTTTTTTAGTATTTGGAATTGCTCCCCCACTATATCCACCAAATATAATTCCAGTTTTTTTTGTAAGTTTGTATAATTTATCTATAACGTAAATTAATTTTACTTTATTATAGGTGTTTATAGGCTTACTTGCTACAATTCCTCCATAATCATCGTCTAAACATATACTTATACCGTTATTTTTTTTTGCTTCCAATATACTTGCTATCCTTCCCACCGCAGCTCCATTCTCTATATTTGTTCCGCAAAAATCTACATATTTTTTGCAATTTTCAGCATCATATACTATTGCTTTTTCCCCATAGCTTTTCGCTATATATTTTTCAATAATATCTGGTATAAGCACCTTGTAGTCAATTTCTTTTTTTTCAAGATACCTAACAGTTTTATTTTTTTCTTTTTTTTGTATTGTTAAAACGTAAAATATCATAAATCGAATATTTCTTCTTGCATTTCTGCAAATCCCAATCTAACAGCCTCTTTTGGTGCTAATATTACCATTCCTAATTCTTCCATAACTTCTTTAACTTCATCCCCTTGATTGTAATAATAGTCGGCTATTTTTTGAAAATCAAAATCAGTAAAAAAACTTGCCCTAATTTTAAACAAATCCTTTAAAGTTTCGGAAACTTTAAGTTTTTCTATTTTATTGATTAATTCTATTGTTTTATGTGTATTTGCTAATTCATTTTCATTTGGCAATATTTCTGATGGACTGTAAAAAGGTATTTCTATATCGAATAAATCATCTTCATTTATTTCTTTTTTATTTGGCATATCCAAGCCCCAATCATCTAACTGCTCAACATCCCACTCATTTGCTAACATATCCCAATCCCATTCGCCACCGCTTACGTTATCTTTAATGATAAACTGCCTTTGCTCATCTTCCGTTAAATCACTTGCTTTAATTACTGGCACTTCTTTTAATCCTGCTTCCTTACACGCTTTTAAACGCATATTTCCACCCAGTACTATCATATCGTCATTAACTACAATAGGGCGTATCTCCAACATTTTTGGGAACTCCTTAATAGAATTAACCAGCTTGTGGAATTTGTCGTCTTTTATTAGTCTTGGATTGTTTGGGTTTGACTTAACCTTTGTTATTTTTTCTAAATACCAGTTCATTCAATGCTTTTTATTATCTCATACGCTACCATTCTGTAATCTTCCTCGTCTCTTTGTACATTAAGCATAGCGCATAACTCTTCAAATGTTGTTTCGGTTAGTTTACTTGGCAAATCCCAATCGTTTGATAAGTTCATTATTAGTATTGTTAGGTAGATTATTTCGCACTCCTCGTATCTCTCCTCTTTTTCGAGCCAATCCATAACCAGTAAAGCGATATAAACCCCATATTCTAATATAAACTCAGCGCACTCCTCAAAATCATCTAAAGTAAACATTTCCCATTTCTTAAACTTAAAAAGAGCAGGTGCAAAGTCTCACCTCAAACACCTACTCACTTAACCAAATCAAATCGGCTTAA